CGCCCGTCGGCGTTCATCGAGGTGCCGTTCGAGTCGGGCTCCTAACCTAGACAGGAGCGGGTGATGGGCTTGCGGGTCAACGTGGTATGCCGGAACTATCACGACGACCGGGTGATCCCGCGCTTTGCGCGGTATCTCGCGGAGCGCCTCGGCTGGACGTTGACCCGCAGGCCAGACCTGCAGCACGAATACGACGTCGTGTACCTGAGCGCGTATTTCGAGACGCAGGTGTGCCGGAGCTGGCCCAAAGTACCTGTCGCAAGCCTCTTCACACACAGGGAAGAGGAGCCGCCCGGCAATGCCAAGGCCAAGCTGTTCGACAGAGTGGCCAAGCAGGTGGACCTGCGGGTGGCGATGTGCAAGCTGTACGGGGACTATTTGGGGCAGTTCGGACCGACGATCCAGCCGCCGCTGCCGGTGGAGCGCGGGCATTTTACGCTGGGCAAGGGCAGGCGCGCGAAGCGGCCAGTATGCGGCTTCTCGGGCTATACCTATGCCAACCACCGCAAGGGCGAGGACCTGGTGCGCGAGGTGCTGCGCAGCAAGGCGGCCAAAAGCGCAGAGTGGAAGGCGAGCGGGCGGGGCTGGCCGGTGCCGACGGTGCGCTATGCCTGGCGGGACATGCCGGCCTTCTACCAGAGCTTGGACGTGCTGGTGTGCACGGCGCGGGTCGAGGGCGGGCCGATGCCGCCGCTGGAGGCGATGGCCTGCGGGGCGAGTGTGGTCGTGCCGCGCGGGGTGGGGATCCTGGACGAGCTGCCGGACGTGCTGGGCATCCACCGCTACAAGCGGGGGGACCCGGGCGACCTGGCGAGGGCGCTGGGCGAGGCGATCGCGGCGCGAGGGGACGTGGACCGGAAGGCGCTGCGGGCGGTGACGGCGCCGTACACGGTGGATGCGTGGTGCAGGGCGCACGAGGAGGCGTTCGTGGCGCAGTTCGACGAGCTGAACGCGGGGATGCAGATGGAGGTCGTGGAGGAGGCGGAGCCGATCGAGCTGGAAGAGGAAGAAAGCACGGCTGAAGCCGTTACTACGAACGAAGACGAGCGGGAGAAGACGGGGCAGCGGGGGATTTACGTGGTGGCGTTCGGGGACCCGGCGCGGCGGTGCGCGCTGACGCTGATGAACAGCGCCAAGAAGCACATGCCGGACGTGCCGATCTGCCTGTGCGCGGCCAAGAGGATCGGGCCGGAGGACCTGCTGGTGGTGCAGCCGGACAGCGACATTGGCGGGCGGCGGGCCAAGCTGCGGGCCTATGAGCTCAGCCCGCAGGAATGGGACAGCGTGCTCTACCTGGACGCGGACACGGAGATGGTGGCGTCGATCTATTTCTATTTCGAGCTGATCGAGGACGGCTGGGAGTTTGTGATCTGCAAGGACCCGCACCTGATGGACACGGTGGCCAATTACCGGCGCAAGAACAATATCCCGGAGCTGATCGAAACCGAAAAGAAGGTGCACACGCTGCACACGCTGATGTTCAACGGCGGCGTGTGGGCCTTTGGGCGGAACGAGCGGGTGCGGCGCTTTTTCGCGCGGTGGCTGAAGGGCTGGGACAAGTACGCGGGACGGGACCAGGGGGCGCTGATCCGAGCGATGTACACCGAGCCGCTGCGGATGTACCTGCTGGGCAACGAGTGGAACACATTTCCCAAATACACCAAGGGCATCACCACGGCGGGGCTGTACCACTATCCGGGCCGGGCGCGGCGGTGGGAAGGGCTGATCAACGGGCGGATCGACAGCGAGACGGCCTGGGCGGCGGTGGAGCGGTTCGAGAAGAGACGGCGGGGGCGACGTCGGGGCGGGAGACGACACTGATGGCCAGGCAGCTGAACCTGGGCTGCGGCAACAAGCCGCTGGACGGGTTCGTGAATCACGACCTGGCGCTGCACTCGACGCACGTCGACGTGGCCTGGGACCTGAACGACCTGCCGTGGCCGTGGGAGGACGAGACGTTCCACAAGGTGGCGGCGATCTCGGTGCTGGAGCACCTGCGGCAGAACCTGCTGACGAGCATGGACGAGCTATGGCGGATCCTGGTGCCGGGCGGGGTGGCGGTGGTGAAGCTGCCGCACTGGAAGGCGAACATCAGCTGGGAGGACCTGACGCACTTGCACATGGTGGGGCCAGGGGTGATGGACCAGCTCGATCCGCGGACGAAGCGGGGCCACGATTATCGGTTCTATACGCGGCGCAAGTGGGCCATCATGAAGCGGATCGTGAACGAGGCCAAGACGTCGATCCACTGGACGATGACCAAGATGCCGCTGGATTGGAATGGACAGGATGCCGGATCGGATCGATAACGACGCGACCAAGGGGCTGGCACAGCCGTTCCTGATCCTGGCGCACGTGCGCACGGGCGGGACGTTCTGCGCACACGCGCTGAGCAACCACCCACAGGTGTACTGCGACCGGGGCGAGACGCTGCACCATCTCTCGGCCTGGCGGCGAGCGGGGATCCCGGTGGAGCAGACCGTGGGCGCGATCTGGCACATGGACGGCTATCACGCGGCGGGGTTCCGGGCCATCTACCGGCAGGCGTTCCATCCCAAGGTGTGGCCGCTGATCGAGCGGGCCAAGCCGCCGATCATCCACGTGACGAGGCGGAACGTGACGCGGCAGGGGGTGAGTTATGCGTACCAGCAGATGGTGCGGCAGGGGCAGCTGCCGTATCACCCCGTGCACACGTTCGCGCGGCGGACGCCGGCGCCGGTGCGAGCGGACGTGCGCTGGATCGTGGGGCTGACAGAGAAGGTGGCGCGGGAGGTCAAGCTGGGCCGGGTGCGGGTCGCAGCGTACGAGGGCCCGGTGATGGAGATCGTGTACGAGGAGATGGTGGGGGCCGGGCCCTCGCCGTGGATGGCGAACGAGGTGGCCTATGCGATCGAGGACCAGCTGGGCGTGCGGCGGGAGCCGCTGCGCGTCGACCTGAAGCGCGATTTCCCGGTGCCGATGGCCAAGTGGTTCACGAATTGGGCGGAGATCCGGTCCGCGTTGGATGGAGCTGGATTCGGAGGGCTGGATGGGTAGCAAGGGAATGGTTCTGTCAACGCCGGATAAGAAGCTGCAGGCGCTGGCGGCGCAGCACAAGCTGGCGGTGACGGTGGATGCGGAGCTGCCGCTGGCGTACGACAAGACGCTATTCACGCAGCCGGGGACGGGGGTGCCGTGGGACCTGCTGCCGGCGGCGTGGCATTTCCTGGAACGGTGGGACGCGGCGGTGCCGCTGTGGCGGTATGGGGTGAATGCGACGGACGTCGGGACCAAGAGCGAGCGGACGCGGACCCAGAAGGTGATCCGGGACCTGCGGGTGCTGCTGCACAGCGTGCAGCTGCTGTTCGTGCGGGACAACGAGGATGGGCGGGCGCTGATGGACGCCTACCGGGAGGAATTATCCCCACGTGGGGAGGACCGGCTGGCGTTCCTGCGGGCGCTGTACCGGGTCAAGCCGCGCTGCTGCGTGTTGCCGGTGACGTGGCTGGCGGAGGTGGCGCAGGGATATGTGCCACCGCGGCTGCCCCGCCACGCGCAGCTGGTGCAGGTGGAGATCGGGCCGGGGCGGTTCGTGCGCTGCAAGCCGGAGAACGTGGAGAAGGTGCGGCGGCAGTTCGAGCGGATGCGACGGAGGCACTGATGCGGGATCGGCCGCGGGACAAGATGCGGGGGCCGGGGCGAAATAAAGGGGTGGACGATTTCACCGAGATCCCGGGGGTGCCAGCGTTTGCGAGCGAGAGCTTGCACAACCAGGGGGTGCTGCGGTTCGACCAATTGTGGACGGCGGACGTGGGCTGGCTGCCATGGCCGGTGCGCGACGCGATAGCGAGGTGGAGAGGTGGGTGATTTCTGCACCATCCAGGACGTAGAGGAGTTCCTGCAGCTGTCGATCGAGGACGATGCGGCGCTGGCGGCCTCGTGCCAGCGGGCGATCACGGCGGCGACGGCGGCGATCCGCAACTATTGTCACCAGACGATCGACCTGGTGGAGGATGACGAGGTGACGTTCGACGTGCGGCCGGCGCGGTGGAACCTGCTGCTGCCCGAGCTGCCGGTGGTGGCGGTGAGCAGCGTGGTGGAGGATGGGGAAGCGCTGACCGAGGGCGCGGATGAGGACTATCAGTGGGCGAACCACGGCCAGCTGGTGCGGGTGGGACGGCGCTGGAAAGCGGGGATGCAGATCGTGACCGTGATCTATGACCACGGGTACGAGACGATCCCAGACGACGTGATCGACGTGTGCACGCGCGCGGCCGCGAGGGCCTACCAGGCGGGGCTGAAGGCGGCGGACGCGGACGGGATCCCGGGGGTGGCGAGCAAGAGCCTGGGCGATTTCAGCGTCTCGTTCACCGGGGAGGCAGGCGGCGGCGTGAGCGAGGGGGTGATGGGCGCCTCGGCCTCGAGGATGCTGCTGCTGAGCGAGAAGGACATGCTGGACCGATACAGGCAGAAGCTGCCATGACCGTATTCCAGAGCTTGCTCAACAACACGTTCACCGTCTCCCGCCGGGTGCGCACGGACGACGGGCAGGGCGGGTGGGCGATCTCGTACCTCGAGCTGGGGACGGCCGAGGGGCGGATCCGGCCGGCGACGGCCAACGAGCGGGTGGTGGCGGACGCGGAGGAGCAGCAGATCACGCACGTGCTGTACCTGGAGCACGGGGAGGACGTGCTGCGGGGGGACCTGGTTGTCTGCGACGACCTGACGGTGGAGGTGCTGGGGGTGCGCGAGCCGAGCAAGGCGGGCGAGCACCTGGAGATCGACTGCCTGGAGCGGCAGGGTGAAACCACGGAGGCGTTTGGGTCCTGATGCCGATCACCAAGTGGAACCCGCAGCGGGTACGGGAGGCTGCGCTCGACGAGCTGCAGGCCAACGCCGAGATCGTCGGCAAGTTCGTGGAAGAGGACGCCCGGCGGCGGTTGTACGCGATCACGGTGCCGGAATGGGGCGAAAAGTACAGGCGCTTGATCGTGGGGCGGCTGCTGACGAACGTGGTGGAACGGGAGGCGAGGGCGGTGGTGATCACGGTCGGGGTGCGCGGCGGGGAGAAGGGCCGCTACTACGGGTTGTATATCGAGACGGGGACCAAGCGCCATCCGGCGCACCCGTTCCTGCGGCCGGCGGTGTTTGAGAACGCGCGCCAGATCGTGGCGCTGCTGGCGGGGCGATGAGCGTCATCACGCAGGCGATCTATGACACGCTGAGCGGGGACGGGACGCTGACGGCGATGCTGGCCACGTATGGCAGCAACCCGGCGGTGTTCACGACAGACCCGGCGCCGGGGGACGCGGACCTGCCGTATATCGTGACGGCAGGGGACGTGAGCCAGGCGCCGTTCGATACCAAGCTGACGCGGGGCAGGACGATCATGCGCGACGTGCGCTGCTACGCGGCGGCGAACGGGAGCGCGGTGACGGTGGAGGCGATGGCGGAGCGGGTGCGGGCCCTGCTGCACCGGCAGGAGCTGGCGATCGCCGGGTTCAGGTGGATCTGGGCGGAATGCTCGGGGCCGATCGTGGCGGACGAGCGGGACGCATACGGACGGATTGTGACGGTTCGCATGACAGTGGAGGAATCTTAAGATGAGCATGAACGGAACGGACATCCTGATCTGGGTCGACGGGAACGCGGTCGGCTCGCAGCGGGACGTGACGATCGACGAGACGACGGAGGAGATCGACGTCTCCTCGAAGGACCAGAGGGAGATGCGGGTCCTGCCGGGGCGTTATGGGGCGACGATCAGCCTGGACAGCCTGTACCTGGGCGATGGGGTGGACGCGGCCTATACTTCCCTGCAGAACGCGATGCGCAACGGCACGTTCGTCGAGGTGGTGATCCTCGAGGAAGGGGTCGTGACCGAGAGCGCGGACGCGATCGTGACCTCGCTGAGCCGCAACGGGCCGGATCAGGACGCGGCGACGTGCTCGATCGGGCTGCGCATCGACGGCGCCTGGGTGGCCGGCAGCTGATGCCAGGGGCAAGGGGCGAAGCTATCATCCAGTCTGGCGAGCGCGAGGAGCGGATCCTGTTCACC